TATATTAGTGACTGTTAATTTTGGTCTTTGAGATGTCTGTAGGTTAATAAGTGCCACTCTGTTGCTTTTGCTTTAAGTTTTCTTCTTCAATATATTGCTGGAGAAGTGAAACATATATTTCTCTTTCCCACGGAATCATGTTTTCAAGCTCTGTTAGGCTATATTTATGATGTTGCATCAAGGAAAAATTTGTCCGATAGTAATTCTCTAGACTCTCATGAGCTAGAGCTAACTGAAAAAAGATGCTAGACCCTCTATCGTCACGTCACTTTTTACTTTAGTATTGGGATTGGTAACCTTAAGAGTATGAGATAACTTAGGCATAGTATTAAAAAAATCTTCAACTTGTTTGAATTGTTTAGAGTTCATTTGCTCAACAAAATCTTGCAATTCTTTTTTACTACAATCATTTGCATCCCATGCTTCTTCATTATTATATACTTGTTTAATACAAGACATAATAACATTAAGAGATTGTTCAACCTCACTTTTCTCTACACCCACTTCAAAATTAGTTTCAATAAATTGAGTCAGAGATGGATAATTCATTTGTAATGATAAATCATTATCCAGTTGAATAATATCAGAATGAGTATCAGATTTCTGAACTTTAATAGAATCAATATCTATTTCAATTTGAACCTGTGTTTCATTATCATCAGGACAAGTCACATTAACTTCAACAGTTTCACCAACAGATTTAGCACGAACATTTAGAAACAGATATTCAATATCAAATGTTGCCAATTTTTCAATCTTTATACCTCTACTTAAAATACAATCACTAAGAACATCCTTAATTGCATTTGTAATTTGTTTAGAATCTTCTGACTCTAAAGCCATGATTAAAATCTTTTCTTCTTTAACTAAAAAAGGTCTATATTTAATCTTTTTTCCACTAGAAGGTAGAACCAATTCATATGTTGGTGTATTAATTTTTGGTAAAGGCATAATATCCTAATAACAAGTCATATATTTATATAGCAGGGTTTTAACCAAGAACATATCGATCATAAGCAAACTGAACTGTTACCTTAACCAGATCAGCTGCACCATACTGAACAGGAATAGATATCATTCCTTTAGGGAAGGCATTAACAAACTCATACATTATAGCATTATCCCTATTCAAATCTTTATTAAATTTTATGATTGATAATGCTCCACATTTATACCCAATCTTATTATCTTGTCTCATAGGATAATTAAATCTCCTATAATAACTCATATTATCCTTCTTATTAATACCC